ATATATTATATATTTAAACTAGTTTAAGGCAGGTATATAAACCTGTAAATGCTATACTTTATTTGATTTTTTTATCAACGTCAACACGTTTTAGAGCTTCTAATTGATCATAAAATCTACCACAATATTGATGCTCTCCTACATGAGTTATATAGTCTAGCGCATAGATATATACTTTACCTCCCATATCTGTCCATCGTTGACAGAAACCAAAATCTTCACCAAAATACCGCTTAGTCTCTACATCATGTAATGTATCAAATAAATTATAAAAATTTTCTTTTGCTGTTTCTTTACCATTAACTATAGTGGGCTGATATATTTTTAATTCTGGATAATGTTTGATCATTTTTTCTATAACTTCTCTTTTAATTAACATACATCCAGTAGGAGCATGGCTAACTTCTATAACCCCATGATCCGATATAATTTCTTGTTTATTATCTAGTTTAAGTGGAAAAAAATAACCTGCTCTTAGCAAATCATCTTTTGTTTTCACTAGATCTGTTTGGTGTAATTTTGCCCACATTCTATCTGTGTCAATCATTTTCATTGGATAAGGACAAGAGATAACGTCTTTATCAGCACCTATCATTTTAAATATTGTATTTGCTTCAAAATCTATATCTGAATCAATAAATAATAAATAGTCATAATTATCTGAATGATTAAGAAATTCTGCTACACATAAATTTCTACCCTGAGTAACTAAAGATGATTTTAATAAACTAAAACTTACCAATATACCTTGTTTCATACACTCCATTTGAAATTTTAAAACTGCCTGTGTATAATGCATAGACACATCACTATGACATGGAGTACAAACCATTATTTTAGCTTTTGGTTCTTGTCCGATATTTATTTCAATTGTTTCAGACTCTACTTTTCCTTCTTTAATTGTTTGATAAGTATCTTCGTTAAACCAAATGGGTTTATTGTTTTGCATTAATTGCTCCTTTTAAAAATCGGTTCCAAGTATTTCCTTTTATTTTCCAGTCATAAAAATAATTAACAAACTTTTTTTGCATTTTTAAATGTTCTACTATATTGGGATCTTGTAAAGATAATGCAGCCATTTCAATACTTCCTGCAAATTTTTTAGCTAGACTTATATAGTCATTAGAATAAGGAACATACATCGGAAACTCAGCTCCTGTTTCATATAAAGCTCCATAATTAGTTGTTACACAATAGAGTCCAGCAGCCATGGCTTCTAGTAAAGATATACAAGAAGTCTCTTCCCAAATACTAGGGTATACAAACAATCTGTAATCTTTTAAGTGTTCTTTAATATATTCGTTTGGCCTATACCCAATATAATTAACATTTGGTAATTTTTTTGCTTGATTATATAAATCATGATAGTGGTGATCATTGTGATCATGAAACGCTGCACCATATACTTCTGTTGAAGAATAAACATCTAAACTAATTAATGGATTTTTAACCAACTGCATTGCACCAAGCAATACAGATAAACCTCTCCACGGAGTACAGTGATGTATAATTTTTATCGGTTCTCCTTTTTTATAAATAGTTGGAATAGGTTCTATATTTTCTATACCATTTTTTATTACTAAACATTTTTCTGTAGGTAATTCAAATTTTTTAGTAAACTGTTCAAAGTTCCAATTAGAGTTAAATACATACCAATCATATTTATGATGATTTGATTTATCTTGAAACCAGCTAATTAAATTTCCTTGATCCCAAGAATTTTTTTGCCAAAGAATATTTATCTTAGTTGGATGTAAAGGTACTTTACCTGGAACTGATGTACAAATTTCTACTTGATTAAGTAAGTTTGTTTCAACATGCTTTTTTAAATATTCTAATTGTAACTCTGTTCCACCTCTAGGATTTTGGTTTGTCATTATTTTGATTTAAAACTTTCTGTAAAATATTCAATCCTTTCGGGGATACCTGTACCGTTAAATCTTGAGCAATATGCTCTGCAACTGTTTCAGTGTTAGGATCAGCTATATCAGCTTCTTTCTCTGCTTCGTCTTTATATATTTTATTTGTTCTAGTATTTCTTAGAATTACTGTTGTTGTGCAATCAATTTTTAATAAGTCTTCGTCTGCCATTATCCATTCTCCTGTGATCTGTCTATTAAAGCATAGCTTACAACACCTGTTATATCATTTGCTGCACTTGCTTGTATTTTTATAACATCTCCTGCTTCTAAATTCAAGGTATTTACAACCATATTTGCCATACTTTTATTAAGTTGTGCATGGCCTATTTCTATATCACTACCGCCAGATTTTTTTATATATAAATCTACATCTACATTTGATGCAGTCTGGTGACTAGCTTGTACCGTTTTTACAATCGCTACTGCAGAGGTAGAGATACTTAATACCGTTGTTAAATTAGTATTTGTTAAATCAAATGCTGCACTTTTATATTGTATGGTCATGATAGAAAATAATTATATGTATCTTGTTCTTCTTTCAAGTCGTTTTGAAATGAAAAATTAAGTTGGTCTTTTAGTGTTGCAACAGATTCTAAAATCTGTCTTTGATTGTCTACTTCATACTCTTGTTTTGGTTCAGGTATATATGCAGTTATTTTAGCCATTATCTTCTTCCATCTGGTTTTATATCTACTCTTAATGTTCCATAACGCCAAGTCTCACCTACAGCATCATTTTCTATTTTAATTGCAAGTAGTCTTCCTCTAGCTCTAGTGTCTACTTTATCAGTAGATGAAGTTATTGTAAAGGGTCCAAGAGGTGAACTGGATGCTGTATCACTTGGATAATTATTTAATAATAGTGTTACTTTTGAATTACCACTTAATACTTTAAAGTCTGGTATAAATCGTTTCATAGACATAATAAACTCACCATCGCCTCTAAAATCAGCAGATCCTGTTGTCTGACCCAAAGCACTTTGTCTAGCAGATATATCAAAATCACCTGATTGAATGTAGGCATCAATTGATGTTGTACCCGAGCTATTAACTTGATCGGTTCCGGTTTCATGAGCATAGTAAGTTGATGCGCCATAAGTATTTGTAATACCTTGTATTGGAAAATTAGGTAAGGCATTTTTACTATAGTCTGTTGCATAAGGTAAATCATAGACACCGGTATCAATATAAGAAGTTCTATCTAAAGAAGATGTAGTCCAACAATTTTCTCCATAATTATATACCACACATCTATTAATTTGTTCTGAACCCGCTGCTGGATAAAACCAATTAATTTCACCATACAATGTATTATGTTCTGCATAAACTAATTGATTAGAACTATAATTAATTCCTAGATTATCTCCAGTTGTGGTAAATACAAAGTCTTCAACTAAACAAGGAATAGATTTTACAGTACCATCAAACATAAAAAATCCACCTTCACCTGACATCCAAAACACAATACCATTAGAATAACTAAGTGCGTTTTGTCCAATCAATCCACAGTTAGTACCGACTTGTCTAACACTAAATGTAAAAGGTGGTCCAACATATTGAATTACATATGCAGAACTATCTGTTAAAACTAATGTGTAATCTTTACCAGACACAGCACCTATAATTTCATTTCCTTTGTCTAATCTAAAAGTTCCTGCTGTATTAGTTGCTGTTGGAGTATAAGTATTAAAATCTTCTTGATTCGAAAATCGTATAAACATTGGATCTTGTGTAGTACTATCTCCAATTGTAGTTTCTGTTCCAAAATGAAATACATGTCTATCTCTATCTGATACTTGAGTTAATCTTGTTTTAGTAGGAGCACCAGACATAACGGTTGCTCTGTTTGCTCTAGGAGTTGCTGCGCCTGCATTCCATGTAAATGTTTTACCATTGTGAATAGTTGCAATTAATATTTGACCAAAGTTATCTAGTGACCACATACCCGGATCCAGAGTCACGTTACTGGTTGCACTTGCAGTTCCCCATGTACTTGAGCCCCAGGTATCTGTACCCCAACCTAAACCTGCAGTTTGAAACGTTGGACCCACTATTTCATATGGATCAATTTGTGCTGAACCTGTGCCAGATGTTGTTCCAGCAGAATTAGAAGGCATAGTTATTTCAAATGTATTTGCAGTTTTATTTCTTACTTCAAAAGTATTATCTTCAAAATCAGATGTTGCATAACCGGAACCTGTTGGAACCGTAACAGATGAAAATGTTACATATCTTCCGTCTAATAATCCGTGACTGGTTTTATTTACTGTAACCGTTGGAGAACCGGATGTTGCATCAAATGTCGCTCCAGTAATAACATCATCATCTAAAGGGGTAATATCAAAAAATTCGCCTTCATAATATAAAAACAAACCTTGTGAGGTTCCTATTGCTACGTATTTTTCACCAGCAATAGATGTGAAAGCATGTTGTGCTCTTGCTGCACCTGGTAATGTATTATTTGAATTAGTGAGTTGACTCCAGCCACCTATTTTTTCAGGTAAACCATATCTAAATCTTACAAAGTCTCCATCAACCCATTGTGATTCACCACCTGAGTCTGTGACCATTTTATTAAAACCAGGTTTAAAGTTAAGTTTTTGTAGCATACTTTAAAATATACCAGATTATGTGTTATAGCAAGATTTCTTATCTAGCTAGTCCAGGTATTCTAGTAGAAGTTACAAAAGGATTTTCAGCAAAAGCCAAGTAAAGGTAATCTGAACCACTACCATTTACATTACTTGAAGTAAATCTCCATTTAACTCCATTTGATAAAAGTTCCATTTGTCCTGGATCTGCTTCACTACCAGTTACATCAGCAATTAATCTATAGTTTTCAGAATTGTAACCTAATCTTTTATTATCAAACATAAACCATTGTCCTGTTCCATCAATTCTCTTGACCATAAGCCATGCTGGTTTAAATCCTGTATAAACAAATGTTCCATCTGAACTTCCATTGCCTACATAACTTCCTATTTTTGAATAACCTTTAACACTATGAAACGCATAACCAATATAAGTGCTGCTTGATTTATTTACTGCATCACTATTTCCAAGATTTAAAACTGTTGAAGATGGAACACTTGTATATCTAGTTGAACCAGTATTCTGACCGCCACTAGTATTCAAATCCATAAATTTTTGCGCACCCATAGCAGTATGAAACGTACACCAACTTTGACCACTTGCATTTCTTTGTTTAATAATAACCATTTCTGGCGCAGAATTTAAGCCATGACCGACAGTAGCGTTTGATCCTGTTCCTGTATAACCTATAATACTAAAGCCACTAGTGGTATTAGCACTAACAGTAGAGGTGATTGAACCATCGGAGTTTGATGATGCAGATCCACCAGCTAACCAGTTCCATGCTACATAATTATTAGATTG